TTTGCTGGTAACGGCCGTGAGTTGGTTAGTGGAGAGCCAGCGATGGCTACATCGCGGTGGGTCCCGCCTATCGGGACTGGACATGACTGAAGGGGTGGCGCGGTGATGGCATGTATCAGAAGTGTACGAGCCAGCACGCAAGCTCCACATCGCAAAACCTGCACCTCCTGCCGTGGAGTCGCACCACGATGGCTACGAGCAGCCGGGACTAGTGCTAGGTCATGTTCGCCTAACAATTTTCCAGGGAGAAGAGGACTGAGTGGCATCAAGGCAGCCACTGGCACAAGGGACCCCCTTGAGCAATCTGACCAAATACACACTTTGCTTACGTGCAGGCCATGTCGGCGAAGAGAAACGGAAGGAGGGCCAACGCTCGCCGTGGCAACCGCCAGCGGCAGCGTGCTCGCAACCCTCAACCACGGAGGAGGCGTCCTGCTCAGCAGGGACGTGCAATCGTGAGGACACCGAACGTCCGTCCTCTTGGTCTACCCGCCAATCACCACTTCGATGCTTTTGCACCGTTGAGACCACAAGCTCTCGCGTTTTCTATCGGGCCTGCTACATCGATCAGTGGAGCACGACGCTTCGCGATCTCATTGCCCGCTAACGGAGAGAAGACGCTTGCTATGTTTCAACCAGGCGGAGGACTGAACCAGTTTTACCATTGGACCAAGTCACCCACTACCGGGTGGGGTGCAACACACAGTGGTAACATAGACAGCACAGGCTTCGAGGCAAATCCGGGTGCATCTTCTCCAGAGACGGTGATGTGTACTCGTGGATCAACTCGGATGCGGAACATCTCGCCAGCAGGTGACATGGCGGGGGCTGTGCACTGTCTAAAGTTGTCAACTGGGCTGCCAGCCATCAACACGGCAGCTTTGGAAAACATGTGTAATCTGGTTCTAGGACATCAGAGGACAGTGACGAACTCTGGTTCCCAGCTATCTGCAACTCACCAGTGGGACTGTGTTCCAGTGAGTCAGGATAAGTACCATGGGTTCAACGCTCCAGCCTACGGCAATGATGAGTCACAAGATCCCGGACTGACCACGATCTTGTGGGTGTTTGAACACAACTCAGCGAAGGCACAGACCTATGAGGTTTCAATTGCTGCTTGCTACTACGCACGGTATGCATCCATAGGACCTCTGGCCAATTCCGCTGTGTTGCCACCCACATGTGGTATGGCGCATGTCAATCGGGCACGTGACATCATGGAGCGACTTGGATCCATCGGCCGCCCAGTCGTCGCTACCGCGGCGGGGGCAATCGCAGACAGGGCAATAGAAGCTTTGCCTGGGATGCTGGGGAACATGATGAATGCAACGCGCGGTTTTCCCGCGCTGCCACCGCCGTGATTCCGTTTGCTCAGCCGGCCGCCCTTGTTGGGTGGGCCGACCCCGGCGGGAGATAAACCTTAGGGTTATTACCCCGGGGCCGAAGCCATCTGGGGGGTGGTCTGTGGGCGTAGAACCCCGCGCGAAGGACCACCCAGGTGTACAGTTGGGGGACAGAGAGACCGAAAGGGAGCATTTGTGAGCCTGTGGTGCGTCCGCAGGGTCTCCGGTCCGTCCCGACGGAAGCAGGAAGAGGCACTAGCCCTCACGTACTTGGCAGGCTGTCATGTTAGACGATGGCCTTGGCGGCCCTCCTTGTACGTGTCGGTGAGGTGGGAGTCTGTGGGGTGCACGCGAACGCACCTGCGCTTCTGCTTCCCAAACCACCCAGATGAGTCTTCTGTACAGCACACTACCTTCAGGACAGACTGCTAGCCACACACCGACTCACGACACAGCTTCGAGCTGCAGCGGTGTGACGACAGTGCACGAAGTCGAC